GTGCTTATGTTCCAGACCGAGTCCATGTTTTGCGAGGAAGCCATCCCCACCACTGCAGTAGGCACAGCGATTGATGCCGACTTGACAGAAGCCACCCTCCCGTGCCAGTCAGTTACTACACAAGTGCACCCAGAGAAAGCCATCAAGTCTAGCCGTCGCGTGCACTACGCAGTTCGGGTGGCTCACCTTGCTAAGGCCGAGGTCGGATTACTAAGCAATTCCAAGGCCAATGAACTGGTGTATGCCCGGGTGTGCCGTGAAGCCATGATCAAGCATGGGGTTCGCAAGTCCCACATTGCACATGCTGTGCCTTTGGCGGTGGCTGCCTGCTTTGTACCACTAGATGCTGATTTCCTCTCAGCGTCTATCAGGCAGTCGGCAATGATGCAGGAGAGGCGAGCCCTATTGGGCCCGCAGTATTGGAAATAGGGGGGCCTACTCTGCACCAGCGGGTTCACCACGCCAACAGTGCGTGGTGAGCCGGAGGGGATGCTGGTGAAGAGAGGACCCCCCCTCGCCAAGCCCCGTAAATTGTACCGGTTTACGGGGATGGGAACACATATCCGGTATGGAGTGCATGATCACTCCCTTGGCAACGTTCGGCGGGGACTTGTAGAGCGAGTCTACATGGTGGAGGTTAAAGGCAATTTGTGCCCAACTCCCAAGCCAACCCCCGGTTCGTTCAACCAGTTGTCCCGGTTCCACAGGTCCCTTAAGCAGCATCTAGCTACGACCACCCGCTTGACATCCCAGGAATTCCTGGGCTTTTATACGGGTCGCAAACTAGAACGCTACTCAAGGGCAGTGGAGTCGTTATCCGTGCTTCCTATAAAGGAGAAGGATGCCTGGTTGTCAACGTTCGTTAAGGCTGAAAAACTAAACACCACAGCCAAACCCGACCCAGCTCCACGCGTGATTCAGCCTAGAGACCCTAGGTATAACGTGGAGGTGGGGCGCTATCTGCGCCATTCTGAAGAGTACTTGTTTAAGGCTATAGACAAGTTGTTCGGCGGACGGACCATTTTCAAAGGGATTAGCAGCGATCAAGCTGGGAGTGACTTCCAAGATATTTGGAACTCATTCAAGGATCCCGTTGGAATTGGTATGGACGCTAGTCGGTTTGACCAGCATATTTCCAAAGAGG